GGTATTTTGATTCATCAGATATCTTCCGCCGCCGAGGCCGCCGCCGCCGAAATACTGCATCGGCACCTGCCACTTCAGCGCGATCAGGTCTTGCCATGTGAAGCGATCGACCGGCGTATGCTCCGACGTTTCGCAAATCGGAATGCCCGCATTCGGATGCAGAATGCCGACAGGCTTGCCGATGCCATCGCCGCTGATCAGCGTCTCTGAAATCTTGCGGCGAAAGGCACGGTTCACGCGGTCGAGCATCCAGGCTTCAATGTTGATTGAAGCATCTTCAAGAATGTCGCGCGTGGCGCAGACGATGTAACGGATCGTCTCCGGCTTGATCTCCATTTCGCCGAGTCCCTCTTGGAGATTCGGTTGAGGGTTGTTGGCGAAACACGCGGTTTCGCAAGCCCAGCCGGCGATATCGATCCGACCGTTGTCGATCAGGAATTTCACCGATGGCCCCGATATCGTCATGTTGGCCATGATGCCGGCAACATCGGTCTGATCCGTCAGACAGGAAAGAATCCTGTTCGACATGACCGGCGAGAGGATGAAACCATTGCTGCCGAAGTTGAAGGCACTGAGCGCCTTGCGGAAGTCCGGCGACAACGATGCAATGTCCGTGGTGTTCATCAGCGCCGTGAGCGCTCGGACGGCGACGCCGGCCTCGACTATCTGCTCCTCGGTCGGCTGAAACGGATGATCGGCGTCCTTCTTGACGATCTTCAATTCATGCTTCAACTGAAGCAGTCCGATCGCCGCTTTCCTGTTGACCTCATCCGAGAACTGTTGCTCCTGGCCCGGCCGCAACGTGCGCTTGCGCAGATCGTTGAGGCTCTCTTCCAAGGCTTGATACTTGGCGGCGAGGCGCGTCATTTCGTCAATCATCTTGACGACCTTCGCCTCGGTGTCGGCGGTCATTTCGCCGTGCTTGCGGATATCCGCCTTCATTTCGTCAAGTAGCTTCAGGCGCTCCGCGTCCGCTTTCTCGACGTTCTCCCGAGTCGCTTTGATCTCGAAAATCAGTTCGTTGAATCCAATCTGATCAGACATGGACGCGCCCTTTCAATTGGGTCAGAAGACCCCGCAATTCATGTGTGACCCTGGCTTCATTGATCGCCGTGCCGAGCGACGGCAACCAATCCTCATCGTCTTCCTTCTCGGCCGCTGGCGGCCCGGCTGAATCGATTTTGTTCTTCCAAGCGGATATGATTCTTCCCTCGATCTTGGAAAGTTGATCCGCGCTATAAAACCCGCGATTCTTGCCCTGATGAATCCTGTTCCAGGCGGCTCGTATGTGGGCTTCGGTGTCGATCGGGTACCGTTTCTTCTTGTCTTCCTGATAGCCGGGATCGGCGTGCGGCACATCGCCATAACCACCAGCGGACTCGGCCTTGCGCTGCTCTATCAAGGCATCGAGTCCCTCATTCATCAGCACGTCAACCTCTTCATCACTGAGGCCGCACGATGCCAACTCCGATTTGACGTTGAGCACCCGCGCGTTGATGTTGGCGGGCATCGAGACGATGGAGCACTCCTTCAATGTTGCTTTCTTGATGATGCGGCGACCGTTCTTGTCGTCGTATTTGATCCCGGTACGATCCGGTATGTTGAATCCGACACTGAGCCCGGAGAGATAGCCGCGCTTCAGGAGCGCGTAAGTCTCTCTCGCCTTCTCGACTTCAAGCACAAGCTCGCCCTCGACAATGAGCTGTTGCCCCTGTTGCTTCACGGACCGCCAGCCGCCGACCACCTGTGACCTGTCATGATCGCGGAACATCGCCACATCAGGCTCGCCGTTCGCGCGTTTGGCGATCGGGTCGAAGGCGCCCGCCTCGATGATGTCGCAGTGTGAGTCAATGTCGGACGTTGACGCGACGCCGGAGAAAGCGGCGGTCTCTTCCTTCGCCTCTTTGGTCTCGAACTCACAGCACAGAAGCTTTTGAAACATCGGCTTGGCCGTTCGCATTGATGCGATGACCGGAAATTATCACGCGCTTAAACAGCCATTTCGAGAGTCGCTAAGTATGATAGAGCAGAGTGCAACGACAGTTCACTATGTCCGCCGCGCCCGCGCCGAGTGAGTCATCACCGGGAAACAGCATCGATCCCGTTGCGGCATCAAAAGCATCAGCGAACGGAATCGTCACCCCGTGCAGATCCGCGTGACTCTCACGCACGCGCTCATCGTTGGCGGTCCACCACGTCTTTGTCTTGACGGGAACGGCCCGGAATTTGACCGACTCATACATCGCGGTCATGGCGGCGGTGTGCGTCTCGGTACGGGCGATGCGCGCCGCTCGGCCCCGCGAAAACTCCGGAATCTGTTTGTACAGTCTTGAGGCGATTGTCTGATTGCTCAAGCCCTGCCGCACACCCTGCATCACGATATCCCGGATATCATCGGCGACCGACTGAGAAATGCCCGAGACGTGTATGGCGGCCCGCGCTTGAAGGAACGTCAACTGCGCCCGCATGAAATTAGACAGGCCGGTTCTGGCTGCCTTGTCTTCGGCCTGATGATACGCGGCGGTATAAACGTCCTTGAAAATCTGCTTATAGTGCCGCAACAGCGCCGGCTCGCCGCGCTGATGCATATAGGACTGCGCCGCCACCCCGCCCCGCGACATTTGTAGGCGGATGCCGGCGCAGATCAGCGGGAATTTGTGGTAATGAAGTCGTTGCTCCATCACGTCGAGATAGGCTTGAAACTCACGATCATCCTGCACATTGAGCAGCATCAGACCGCCACCGCCTTAATCTCATTGCACCACGCATCCCAACCGCGTCGAGGCGGCCCGAGCCGATTCAATTCGATCTTGGGCACGTTCGGGAAATAGCACTCGATCATTTCGAGGAAGATTTCAGGCTTCTCGGCGTCGCCGCGCCTCGGCGCCTCCATCAAGGAGTCCCACTGCTCGCCCTGGGCTGGACACGGCGGGTTGCCGCAGGTACCGAGCAACAGCACCTCATGTTTGTTGCGCGACCAGTAGCCGGGGCCGATCCGGTCTTTCGCCCAGATGAAATGGGATTTGTAGGTAAAGGCCCACGTCTCCATCACATCGAGCGCTTGCGGGAGCATGGGTTGCGTCGCCCAGAGGAACAACACGCAATCGTCGGCGGCGATGCTGGCCACATCCCGGCTCTTGATCACGTCAATGGGGCTGACCGGATTACAGGTTTCCCGCGCCCATGGCTGGAACCGCCATTTCGGATCGGCGACGATAACGCCGTACCGCCGCCTGGGCAGTGTGAGAAGGTGTTGCGCCAGCTCCATTTCGCGAGCGGCGCGGCGGTCGTTTCTGTCCCTGATGAACAGGTCAAAGATGATATGTTCCTCACTTTGCAGGGATTTTCCGCGCCATGTGCCAAGCATGCGCTCGAACCGATCGGGCGGGAGCGCCGCCAGACGCTGGCATTTTGAGGAGAAGTTCCGCGAGGTTTCGAGGCTTTCGAGCGTCTTCCGCAAAAACTGTCCTTCAGCGATGACAGTTTTTTCCGGCCGCCCCTCGGCGAGTTCCCCGGCCTTTTTGAGTTCCACCAGCAGCTCGCCATATCGGCGTTCCGCCCGCAACCGGATCTCACTGGCGTCCACTTCAAGCTGCCGATTCTTGGCGCGCCGACCGTATTCGCGGATGGCCTCGGCCTTGTTGATGGCATCCCGCAAATCATCGAAACTGCGAGCCTCGGCAAGAGCGCGGGCGGCCTCGTCGTATTTGCTCAACTGCTGTTGCAACACGCTACGTTCCTCCTCCGCTCGGCGGCCCTCGCGCCTCCGGTGCCAGGATGTTCGACACGTTGCCGCCTTGCACCTCGATCGCCAGTCGCTTCAATCGCATTTCCTCAAGCAAGACCGGAACGTCGGCCGTCTCATCTTCATCATATTTTGGATATCCAAGGAGTTCGCGCTGTTCGTTGATACTGAGCATGGTCGCACGCGCCGCCATGTCGGTCATGTCCTGACGCGCCCGGATCATCGCGGGGACATGCTCAACGTCAGCAACAATCTCCGCGCCGCTACTCATAAGAGAGTGATTTAATCCGGCGACATAAAGACCGATATAGCCGGGCAAAACAGTATCACTGAGCAGTCCGACACGAGCTTGTGCAAGGTTGTTGAACGTGTCCTGGCCCGGCAGGCCACACAATTGCGTCGGCACACCAAACGTCATCACAACATCACGCGCAAGAGAATCCTTGATCTCAACCGACAGCGCGGAAGCCGGGTCTTCATTCAATCGCGTCATATTCCATTTGGCGTTTGCGGTGACAAGCACACCTCCGCTTTCCGTTTGTCCGATTCGGAACTGCTCGATTTTCTGTTTTATTTCCTTCACGGCATTTTTTGCGATCTCGTTTTCCGCCGAGAGAATCCCCGAGATGTTGCTTGAGTTACTGATCACGTCCGAGCAGCGTTGTA